CGCGCCACCATTAAAGCCGCCGAAGCCCGTATAGTGGAACTTGATAAGGAAGCCGCTACGTTGGCACAGGAAAAGGCAACACTTCAAACCGAAGAAGCCCTAATAGACGACTTCGTAAGATGTCGTATGGAAGAAGTAGAACGCCGTGTAAACGGGCTTTTCGACGGCGTGGAGTTCCGAATGTATAAGACGCTTGTAAACGGCGAGAAAGAGCCGGACTGCGTGGCCTACATTGGCGGGGTACGATACCAAGACAAGAACCACGCTGGGCAGATTAACGCCGGGTTAGCCGTGATTAACGCCCTTTGCGCCTTCCACGGAGTAACCGCCCCTATAATTGTCGATAACGCCGAGAGTGTAAACGACTTCATCCCCGTAAAAAGCCAATTAGTCCGGCTTGTAGTTACTACGGGGGAGTTCCAAGTAACAAACAACTAAAAAATATTCCGACCATGTGCAAGACCCCGGAACTTCCGGCTACCATAGTAGCCGCAAAAGAAAAATTTGAAGTTGCATTACGCGACGCTTCGGCGATAGACATCGTAAACAACTTCGGCGCAGCCTTCAACGCCGCGAAAGTAATAACCCTTCTACGCGAAGCCCTTACCGAAGAAGTAATGGAAAAGGTATTTATGCCTTTGATGAACACAAAAGTAGGCTTCCGCACCGACCGCGACGGCAAGCCCGACAAGAACGGACGAGTAAAGCCGCCCTACGAAGTGGCTACCGTCCGCGAAGCGATAATAGATGCCGCTATAATTGGGCTTCTTCCTACCGGGAACCAGTTCAACATCATTAGCGGCACGATGTACCCCACGAAAGAAGGCTATACCGCCCTTCTAAAAAAGATTGGGGCGAAATACATTATCGACGTTCAACAGGACACAAGCCAAAACCCCGCCTACGCCGTATTCCCGTGCAAAGTAACGTATTCCTACAACGGCGACAAAAATAGCCTTACGGTTCAAGCCACCGTCCGCCGCGACCAATACAGCAGCAACGACCAACTACGCGGAAAGGCAGAACGCCGCGCAAAGAAAGCCCTCTACGAATACCTTACAGGAACGGACTACGGCGACGCGGACGAAACAAGCAGCCGCCCCAACGTGGTAGTAGATACCGTAGCCGTCGAGATTAAGGAACAGGCAAACACCGGCCCCGCTATTGGCTTCGACGACGCGGAAACGGTAATGGCCGAAGAAGTCCACGCCCCGGCACAGGCAGAACCCGCGCCGCAGACATACACCGCCCCGGTTCAGTCCCAAGCAGCTCCGGCACCCCAACCACAAGCACAGCCCCAGGCCGACCCACAACCGGCCCCGGCTTATAATACACCAAGAAAGCCCAATTTCTAATGGTACTTCGTGTTTTAGGTTCAAGCAGCAGCGGCAACGCCTACATTTTGGAGAATGTGGGCGAGGCCCTGCTCATTGAAGCCGGGGTAAACTTCAAGAAGGTAGTAGCCGCGTTGGAAGGCAATATTTCCAAAGTGGTAGGCTGTCTTATAACCCACGAACACGGCGACCACGCCGGACGGATTAACGAAGTATTGAACGCCGTTATTCCCGTCTACGCTACCCAAGGCACAATAGACAACGCCAAGGTAAAAAGCGAGTGGAAGCCGCGCACGTTGGAGCAAGAAGGCAACGGCTACAAGGTTCAGCAGATAGGAGGTTTTAAGGTTATACCGTTCGCCACGAAGCATGACTGCGCCGAACCCGTGGGCTTCTACATTTGGCACCCGGAAACGGGCGGCATTTTGTTCGCTACCGATACCTACTACCTACCTAACACCTTCAAAGGCTTAAACAACGTCCTTATAGAATGCAACTACGACCCGGAAATATTAGACCGCAACGTAGAGGAAGGCCGACTAATTCCGACCCTTCGGGAAAGAGTGAGGGAAAGCCACCTAAGTATAGACACCTGTATAGACGCGCTTAAAGCCAACGACCTGAAGGCGGTAAATAACATCGTCCTAATACACCTTTCGGCGGGTAACGGCGACCCCGTAGCCTTCAAAGAGAGAGTTTACAGGGCGACCGGGAAGCGGGTACACATAGCAGCCCCCGGACTTAGTATTAACTTCAATAAAACGCCCTTCTAACTATGATTAAAGGCTTTAATTCCGAAACCGCGCCCTTAACCGAGTACGAAGAAAACGTATTACTTCCGCTCGTCCTTCGTGGGTTGAAAACCAAGGTAGGAAAGGAAAACGCAGTAACAAACCGTACAATCGTGCAGCGGCTTAACATAGCCGGATATACGGTAACAGAACCCCGGATAAGGAAACTTATTAACCATATCCGAATGACCGACCTACTACCGGGACTTATAGCCACGTCCGGCGGCTACTTCTTAGCGACTTCGGAAGCGGAGTTATTGGACTACGAACAAAGCCTTATAGGACGCGAGGACGCTATAAAACAAGTACGGTTAGCCATAGCCCGCCAACGGCGGATCCTTTACAACGACGCTAACCGACCCGAAGAAAACAAACCCGAAATATTTTAATAACCCATTAACAAACAACCCCAAATGAAGAAAATAGCACTTTTCCGAAAGTACGGCGAATCCGCCGAGTTCGTGGCCCGCTTCGACAGCGTGGAAGAAGCAAGCGACCAAGTGAAGGACATCATCAACGAAGACGAAGACGCTAACGTATTCGACTTCTACACCGAGGAACAGGAGTACACCGACATCCGCGAACGCGTGAAGACCTACGCCGACGCTTGCCATATATTAGGCATCAGCGACAGCGAGGAACCCGAAGTAATTGCCGACGGCGGCCTTATGCGTTCCGACGAGATAGCCCGCCGTAAGTTGGAACGTATTACCGAAGCCCTTAACGAAGGTTGGCGGCCGGATTGGAACAACACCAACCAATACAAATACTTCCCCTACTTCCGTATTCTTCCGGGCAAAGGCAAAGGCCCGGACGGGAAACCTAACGGCGCGTATGCCGGGCTTGCGTACGCGGCTACGCTCTACGCGGCTTCGTATTCGAATGCGTACTTCGGCCCCCGGCTTTGCTTCCACGACCCCGAATTAGCCGCCTACGCCGGCGACACGTTCCGCGACCTTTACGCCGAAATCTTAGTAGAAAACTTCTAACCCCATACCCGAAATGACAAAGAAAGAATTAGCCGCCAAAGTTGCAGCAGCTTGCAACGGAACGGAAGCCCACGGCACACCCGCCGCCGTGGTGGAAGAAGTAATTACAGCCACCCTCGGCGTAATTAAGGACGTGGTTTATTGTGGCGGGGAAGTAACCCTCCGGGGCTTCGGCACCTTCGGACACAAGAACCGAAAAGCCAAGACCGCCCGAAACATCAGCACAGGCGAACCCGTCCACGTCCCGGCGCGGAAAGTGGTAAGTTTCAAACCCGCCGCAGACTTCAACGTAGCACAGGACTAAGTTATGGAAGCACAGGAAAGAACCGAAACCCGGAAGGACGAAATACGCTACCGCACCGACGACCAACGCCGGATGGTTGGCAAGTTTCTCGCTTCGCACGTCGTCAAGACGTGGAAGGAAGACTTTGCCGACCAAGACACCGGGGAAATAATAACGGTGGAGCATAACAACATCATTTTTGAGAAGGGCAAGTACATAGACGAAGATACCGCGATAAGCATCGCCTTCCACATTCAATGCGGCGATATTGCCGACGTGGAAGTAAGTAACCAACGCCGATTAGCCCAACCCTCAAAGGACTACGTTTTACGCCCCTACAAGGCTACCGCCGTGGTAGGGAACAAACGTAAAAGTTTCATCTTACAGGCGCAGAGCGCGACGGCAGCTATTGAAGTAGTTACGGACTTCATAGAACTTAACTTTACTTCCGCCTTTTCGGTGGATAGCGTCAAGTTAATGCCCGGCTGCATAATACTAAACGACCGCTTCCGCCGCGCCGTCGAGGAAGTGGAAGGCGGCAACGAAGCCGGAGAGGAAACCCCGGACGGAGAGGAACAACGCGAAGATACGAAGTATTACCGCATTGAAGCCGACATAACCGCAGTTCCGACCGAAGGCGACGAAGAAGAACCGCGCCCAAGTAGTTACGACTTCATAGTTAAGACACGCGACATCGACACCGCGAAGGCAGTAATTACAGCATGGATTAACACCACTATGAAGAAGCGGGCGGAAGAAGAAGGACGGGAAGCCCGAACCTTTGAAATTTCGCTTACTTCGGCTTCGCCCTTCAACTTGAACGCGATTATTCCTTACGCCTTCTGCGTCGCCTATAAGGAGGTGGAGAAGATAACAACAACGACCGACTAATAAACCGGGGCGCGTTAGCCATACCCGGAGAACGCGCCCCATTAAAACAACCACTATGAGCCAAGACAGCATAATTATATACCGTGACATACGCGACACGTTGCTCACTTTGCCCCCGGAACTTTGTAAAGAAGTAATGCGGTTGCTATTCGCCTACGCCTTCGACGACCAAGAACCCGACGAAGACGCTGACCCGATAGCGAAAGGGTTCTTTTTGGCGTTTAAGTCCCGGTTTGATATGAATGCGGCAAGATTGGAACGTAACCAAGCAAACGGAAGGAAAGGCGGGGCTCCAAAAGGAAACCAAAACGCACGAAAAAAAACAACCGAAAACGGAAAAGAAACAACCCAAAACAACCCAAAACAACCCAAAACAACCGAAGCCGAAGGAATAACAACCGAAGAAGTTTCAACCGTCGAAGAAAACAACCCAAAACAACCCAAAACAACCGAAGCCGAAGGAATAACAACCGAAGAAGTTTCAACCGTCGAAGAAAACAACCCAAAACAAAGCATATCTATATCTATATCTAAATCTATATTAACTTCTACTAACGTAGAAGATAAAGAAAAAATAGAAAAAGAAAAAACAACCGAAAAAAAGAAAAAAGAAAAAATAGCCTTCGCGTCGAGCGTACAACTGACACAGGAAGAATATAACGCCTTTGTCGAGCAATACGGAGAAGACACAACCCGCGAATTAATCCAAATTCTTAACGACTACAAAGAAGCCAACGGGAAACGCTATAAAAGCGATGCCGCCGCCATTCGTTCATGGGTAGTCGATAGATATTTACAAAAACAAAAACCAAGCAGTTATGGACAACCAACAATCTCAAGACCCCAAACAGGAACGCGCCCAGTTTCTACAACGGTGGAAAATGCACCTGAGCAAACTCCGCGACGCTTCAAAGGGACGCTTTAAGGTGGATAGGTATATAGACCTAATACCCGAAATGCTTACCGATTGTTATCGCTTCCAAGTGGAGCGGCGCGGGCATACCTTCAACGAGGACACAGCCACCGCCGAACACATACGAAAGGCCGCAGAGTGGCTCGTCGGCAAAAGCGAAAAGCCCGGTTTGTTCCTTTTTGGGAAACCGGGGAACGGAAAAACGACCTTAGCGGACGCGATAAAGCAGCTAATAGACACGCTTTATTATTCCAACTATTCCAACGAAAGGAAGCAAGTACGAAAAATTCCCGCATCCCGATTGGTGGATTTAGCAAGGGATGAAAGGAACGAACTATTAGCAGACCTTAAAGGGACCGAACTGCTATTTATCGACGACGTAGGAACGGAAGCTACAAGCGTAAAGGTTTGGGGTAACGAAGTAAGCCCAATGGTAGAACTTCTTTACCAACGCTACGACCGCCAACTCTTTACCGTGATAACGTCAAATCTTGAAAGTGAAGACGACATAGTAAACAGGTACGGCGACCGCATAAATGACCGCTTCGCCGAAATGTTTGATTATTTACCATTTGACAACCAAAGTTATAGGCATAGGCTAACGCCGTTAAAGTAGGCCAGAGCCACGGAAACGCCCCAATTTTCGCGCTACGCCCTTCGGGTGGGTAGTTGAAGGGCTGACGACAATAAAACGCCATAGAAGCAAAATAAACCCCAAATCGCATGAAGCAAACTAAAATTTACATAAGCGGCCAAATTTCGGGATTAACCCCGGAAGAATACACCGCGAATTTTACCGCAGCCGCCACGCGCCTAACGGCACAGGGCTACGCCGTGATTAACCCCCTTAACAACGGCGTGGATCCGTCCGAACCGTGGAGAGAGCAAATGAAAGCGGATATTCGCTTATTGCTTGACTGCGACGCGATTTATATGCTTGCAAATTGGGAGTTAAGCAACGGGGCGACATTAGAACGGGAGATAGCCAAAGGTTTAGGTTTAACGGTGGAATACGAACGTAGACCGTTGCACCGGGATATTAAACGCGCCATACTTGTAGCGATGGCTGTTCCCTTCAAGTACATAGTAAACGACAGCCGGGGGCGTTGGTACATCTACGCCCGAATGATATACGCCCACCATTGCAAGAAGCGCGGCGTTTCGACACAGGACATCGCCGAGGAAACGAAACACGACACTTCGACAATTCACTACTACCTCCGTCGATACGATAACGAATACAAGTATAACCGAGAGTTCCGCGCCGCCGCTGAAAAAGTGGCTACGCTATTGAGTAATAAATTAACTACGCCTTTGGACGTATCAATATAAGACGAAATGAGCAACAACGGAATAAACGTACTTTCCCTTTTTGACGGGATGAGCTGCGGGCAAATAGCGTTAAGGGAAGCCGGGATTAAGGTAAACAAATACTTTGCTTCCGAAATTGACAAATTCGCCATACAGCAGACACAGCACAATTTCCCGGACACGGT